CTTTATATGATATAAATATCAGGTTTAAGGTCAGAACAAAAAATCCCTATACGAATATAGGGACTTTTGTCTATAATTACAATTATTTCTATTAGAAATTTAAAACCATACCTGAGTTTCCTAAGGTTAGCTCAATAGTTGTGTAAGCGTCAGCTGACCAGTCCCAGTCACCAAAAGAGCTAACGTTTTTGATATAGGATTTTTTAATTATCCATTCGTTTACTATGTTACCCACTGGATCGATAGCGTTGAAAGTAATGTCCTTCGTATAGAAGTCACTATATCCTGCTCTACCAGTTACAGTTTCGTAACCTAAACGTGCCCATTCCATTACAGCTTGAGCTCCACTAGGAGAAACCGGGTTATATAAGCTCAATGTTACGTCGTTCCATCTGCGTTTTGCACGAAATTTAGCGTAAGAGTTGATATGATCGATGATAACTTCACCGTCATCATATCCTATCCCACCTACTTTTTTAATCAAGTACGATTGGATTCCGTCGATGTACATTACAAACCTGTGCTGTAATATCGGTTCGAACATGGTTCCTAACATATCGTCTGTACTAAGTAATGCCATTTTATATTAATTTAGTTCTTGTTAATAAATATTAGATTATTGGAAAGTTGCTCCTGTTGCGGTTACGTTAAACTCTAACAAGATGAATTCGATACCTTTAGCTGGAGAGATATAGATCTTACCTACTAATTGGTTACGATCGATTACGTCGTTAGTATTCAATGTATCGTCAAGTTGAACACGGAAAGCATATAAACCCTGACGAGTTTGTACATCTTCCATATATGGAGTAATAGCGTTTACTAGTTTGTTACGAGTAACTGTTGTGTTGTTTTCGAACACATAGTTGTTAGCAACACCGCTGATGTAAGTACGTAAGTTGATTAACAATCTACGAACGTTGATGCGGTTTAAAGCTGTGTCTTTAACTTGTAAAGTCTTTTGTCCCCAGATTACTACACCTGAGTTAGGGAATTTAGCGATTGGGTTAACACGACCAGCGTATAATGTATCTCTATCCGATTTGCTCAATCTAATGTAAGTATCAGCTGCACCTACAACACCTCTGTTAAGACCTGCTGGAGCAAACCACTCTGCAGATACCTTGTCGCTGTAAGCATAAACTGCTGGAACAACCACTGAAGCTGGAACGAAGATGTCTTTAGAACTACCTAAGTCACGTACCTTTACCCAAGGGAAGTATACTGCTGAGTAGCTAGAATCTAAAGGAGCTGCTGTAGAAACTGCTGTTGTAACTGTAGCTGCTACACCTGTTAAGTCACGGATGTAAACTGCGTCTGTACGAGTTTCTGCTGCTGTTTGAGCTAAAGCTGTTACTGCTGAGTGGTATTGTTCAATAACACCAGGTAAAGCTATTAAGTCAAACATATATTCTTCTGTGTTAGTTAAGATAGTTAAGGCTTTGCCATAAGCTAATGTACCAGCAGTAGCGCTAGTAGATAAGTTTAAACCAAATACGTTAGTACCATCAGCTGCGATTGATGAACCAATCTTCTTGATAGTAGTAATGTTCATACCATCTGTGCCACCTTGCATAGGTAAAGTAAATCTAGATACGCCAGCTGGCTTAGTAAAGTTACTGTTAGAGCCAGTTACTGCTGATGCAGGTACTGGGTTTAAGTAGTTATAGTTATCTGGATTAGAGTAATCAAATCCTGGATAAATGAAAGTAGATCCTGAAGTACTTAATGTTACTGAAGCTGGTAATGTATATCCTGAGAAACCTGCGATAGTTTCATAAATTGCTTCGTATCCGTTAGGAACTAACAATGGATGAGTTGAACCGTTTTTAACTGCATCTGTAGTTTCTACACGGATGTAGTTAGAGTTATTAGCGTAGTCACCGTTTTCTACCACTCTTGCTGTAGCTTCACTGTAAACAAGATACTTGTCACCGATTGCTTTAGGTAAGAAATTAGCAGAATTAGGATCTAAAGTCATTCCAATATATTGCTCTATGATTGAAGGCGCTCTATCTGTATCGTTCCATTGACGAACTAATACGTCGAATGTAGAATAAGTGGTTGCGTTTGAACCAGATGTGATGTTAGCAATAGAAACTTTAATATCTCTGTTAGTAGCAAAACCATCAGATAAGTGATGGAATTTAAATAATCTAGTGTTGCTGTCAGCTAATACCCAAGGAGTAGAAGCATGATCGTATCCACTTGCGTTTGAGCTAGTGAAGATACAGTTAGCTGCTGTGAATTGTAATGATGAACTCATAGAAGATGTTACGCTTAAAGCGCCACTTCCAGTGATAAAGTTACCGAATAATAAGTAAGGAAACACAGATCCTGTCTGAGTTATTGCGTCTGTACCTAATACTTTACTGATATATGTAGTAGAGTTAGGGTTTAATGAACCGCTGAAGCTAGCTGAAACTGTACCTGAGCCTGCTAAAGCTAAGATTGAAGCTCCAAAAGAACTATATGTTCCGGCAAAAGTACTACCGCTAGATAAACCTACGGTTGCACTAGCATTTTGAGTAGGATATAATACACTTAGAATATAAGAACCGCTAACGATAGCGATCAATTGTCTATTACTATTGTATTGGTATCCACCATTACCCAAGATACGAGTCACTTTTGCTGTTGTACCGGACTGCAAGTAGTTGTAAACTGTCTGTGCTGTGTAAGATGTTGATGTGTCTGAACCGAATTTAGCTGTGAATTGAGAAAAGCTAGTTACATCGGTAGGAACGAAAGCTGCACCTTTTTCAGTAGGTCCTAAAACGGCTAAACCGGTAGTAGAAGTGCCCTGGGTGAAGAAACTTTGGTCGTTCTCTGTTGCATAAACACCAGCGGAAAGAATTTGTTCTGTCATTTTTTATGTTATTTGAGGAAATAATAATACTTGATACAACAATAAATATCAAAAGTTTTTCTCAAAACATAATTATGACAGGTTAAAACAACTCTATTTTTCCTGTTTCTAGGTTAATTTTACCTTCTCCGTATTTATCGATCAATTTTGTGGTAAGTTCTTCGTTTCTAGCCTTTAAGTTGATGTAATCGCTTAAGGAAAGCTTCTTTTCGGACTCTAGTTCCTTAAGTTTTTCTTCTAACTCAAAGATTTCAAGGTCTTTCTCACCCAAATCTCTCACTATACTGCTGTATCTATCGCTTAATTCTTTAAGCTCGGTTACCTCTTCGGGTAATAAATCTTTGATTTCTGACATAACGTTGTTTTATATATCCCATTTAGCCTTTGGGCAGGCTATTTTGCCGGGAGAAGGGCTGAATATCTTCTTTTTCAAGGGACATCCGCATTCTCCGCAATAATGAAAGTCCAGCGTCTGATTATGACGGCTGAACTCGCATTCATTGCATATGGCTATTCTCTTTTCGGCTATTTCTTTCTGTTCGTCACTAGGATTAGCCGCTATGATCCATGCTTTGGCTATTTCTACTAGTTTAAGCATCAACTTTGATTAGCTTGAAGAACACTGCATAGTTGTCTGATGACTCTACGCTGTCTAATTCTTCTAAAGTGAAACCTTTGTGCTCTAATTCACGCTCTTCTTCCAATAAAGTGTTGAATTCATTTTGGAATTCTACGAATTTAGGGTTGATTTCACGACCGATAAGGTTGCCCTCTTCGTCTTTTTGCTCGTTGATGTACACTGGGATACTGATGTTTCCCGTTTCGTCTGCTTGACCATGCTTCTTGATTAATTCTTCCTTAACTGATTCAACAGCTGCTTTCTCAGCGGCTACTTTCTTAGCTAAGTCTGATAACCAATACTTGGTTGTTAACTTTACTTTCTCATTTACTAAACCGTTAGATAACTTCTCTCCGGTTTGTTGATTCGTAACCCCGTTTAATTCAGCTTCTAATTGATAGAATTCTGATAATTTTAAACTAATCTTTTCCATACTACTTTTTTGATTTTGGTTTGTTATTGCTTGTTTTTTGAGTATCAGCTTTGTTGCCTGGCTTAGGGCCACGCTTTTTAGCATGTTTAGCTTCGATAGCAGCAACAACCGTGCCAACAGCTATCTTATTAGCTTCAGATATTACTTTGTTCTCAGGAGCTACTTCAGCGACTTTTGTTACCACTTGTTTAACTTCTGCTACAGCAGGAGCTACAGCTTCCTTTGCTTTATCAACCACTTGGCTGATTTTTGACTTGTTTAATACTACAGCAATTACAATTGCTAATACTACGATGGTGATTCCAAATAACATAATGTTAGGTTTTAATTTGTATATATAAATATATAAAGTTTTGGTAAAACGATATTAATTTTTGTATTGGTTCTTAATTTGTTCTACCTCTTCTTCCGATAAATACGCGTCAATTCTATGGTAGCCTAGCGTTCCTAATTCGAACTTAGCCTCACATGAGAACTTCTTAGATACCTCTAATGGAGCTAGGATTCCTGCTCTATACTTGATCAGTCTTAAGCAGAAGAAGATATCTTCGGCAAAGAATGAGGCGCTAGAGTACTGCCCAACCACCATAAGATCCTGTAAATCAGTCTTCCAACCGTACAATCTACAGATATACTCCATGGTTCTAGGGTTTCTAAGGGATAGTCCACCGTTCTGGATGGTCTGATCTCTAACGAAGTTATAGCATGGGGCACCTACGTAGTCATATTCAAAGAACTCTTCTATGCCTGTTCTTAGAACAGCTGTGTCTCTTTGGAATATCAAGACTCTCTCGTAGTCGAAGTAGTCTTTCCAGAAGTCTGGGTTGGTCATTACCATACACATATTCAATAAAGACTTCATTCTTTGATCTTCCAAGAACTGATTCATACCATTGATGTACTTGATGCTGAATGGTATCTCTGCATTCTGATTGTAATCTAAGAATGTTGCGTTGATCTTATAATTTATCAACTGCTCTTCATATGTAGGCTTATTGTCCTCTGACGTATAGACATATAAATCTGTACCTTCCGGTAAATATTGCATGTGATCGTAACAAGTCTTGCCAAAATCATCAAAGAATCTATCTTCGATAATGAATGCTGCTAATTTTTTCATAACTGTTGTCTCCAATTTGTTAATGGTGATAACCATTTAGTCTCACCGTGTGTTGCATATCCCGGTATTGGGGATATCAACTGTCTACCTTTGCTTCTTAACTCACTGAACATCTGGAAATCGTTTGGATGAGATCCACTTGTCCACTGTCTTAATATCTTTTCATCTTGCTTTAGCGTTCTCACCTTAGCTGCAAACGTCATAGTTGTACTATTCGTTATCTTCCAATGGCAATACTGACCTAAGAATACTCTTGTGTTCTCTGCTTTACCATAGCAGTGTGGATTTCCACCTACTCCTGGCTCCATGTACTTATCTGGATGATCGTAGAGTGTCACGTATTCTATTCCAAGATACATTCCGAATGCACTTTGCAATACTTGCATGGCATCTGGACGGTGAAGGTAATCATTTTCTACGAAATAAACAATCTCTTCATCATCTAAATGTAAAGCCATGTCTAGTGCTAGGTTGAATGTGCCCGCACCGTGTCCAACGTTAACGTGCTCTACGGTCTTTACATTGTCGTGTAATAGCTCTTTAGTCTCTTGTGAGACGTTATCTGCTATCACCCACCAGTTAGCCCCTTTAAACGCTTGTAAAGCATTTGTAAAGCAGTTCTGATTGTTGATGTATTCTGGTTTCTCTTTAGCGTAACCAGAGTCGCTGATACGGTAGATTACTTGCATTATGATTTACTTACAGCTTTTATAACTTCTGCTACGTCGAACATCTCATCTGGTGAGTTGTATGGACACTCATGGAACTGACCATCTAATTGATAGTCGAAGTATGATCCGTCTATATTCTTAACATTACCAACTGGAGGCTTCGCCTTGATATTGGTATGCATCTTATAGCCGAACATCTCTGGATGCGTTCCGATCCATAGTACGGTTGAAGGAAGTTTAAATGCTGCAGCGGCATGCTGTAAGCATGAGTCGATTAAGACTCTCTTAGCAGATGCTCTTACAAGTGAGAATAGCTCGAAGTTGGACATCTGTTTGTCTACTACTTCAACCATTGGAGATTGAATAGCTTGAGATTGATGTTTCACCACCTGAATGATGTGGTATTGTTGAGCGAAGTTCTGAATGATTGTTTCTGCTACGTATCTTGGCATATCTCTAGACCAAGCGTAGATTGGTGCACCATCCATTAATGGGCCACCATTTGTATGTAATAATAGGATTGGGCGTTGTCTTTGCCATGTTGCAGTCATTTCTGTCTGGATCATGTTCATGAACAACTCTGGTAAGTCCTTTTCCTTGTTGTAAGGTAGGTCGTACATCTTATGCCAGGTCTCGTGTAACGGAGACTTCTGCATAACGTGACTAGACTCGAAATAAGGCTCTCTGCGGAGCACTATTGTGTCTTGGTTGCTAATGTAGTCTTCCCAGAAGTATGGGGTCATACCTAGTCTGTAGACTCTGTGGATGTAGGGGTTGTTTAAAAAGACCTCTGGGAACGAAGCCATTACGACTAACTTCCTGTCTTTGTACTTTTCAGCTATGTTTTTGATTACAGCTGTTGATGCGACGTTTTTGCCGAGGCCGCCTTCGACGTGGAACACAACATATTTTTCCATGGATGTAACTTTATTTTATAT